TGATCGCCTGCATCTGCTGAGCTGGGGTGAGAGAAGAGAGATTCGAACCTAGTAAGGATGTGCTTGCGAGAACTAAAAAAAAATTCAATGCGCCAAATGCCATTGACGCTGGTAATGTGCTTAACTTTTTAGCATTAGTTTCTCTTTCACTATTATCATATTTCTCTAACGTATAGTATTTAAATAAATTCTCAGCATCACCCTGAGATACTTTATACGTGTTTTTAAATGCCCATTTCATACCCTTAAACTTATGTTTTGTGATAGGGCGATATAAAATAGCTATTATTTCTTCTATGTTTTCCTGCGGTTTTTTAGCGAGCTTCTCTAAGTCCACATACTCACCCAACGTCATCTTTGAAATTGACGAATAGCCGTAAAGTTGGTCGTCTAATTCAAATATAGGGTAAAACGCAGGTTCAACATCACTTAATGCATCTATTACTTTTGCATATACTTGTGTTAATGATGCTGGTGTCCAGTCTCTAACTTCACTTTCCTCTTTATTACTAAGTAGTGAAATTAGATAGATCATTTTTTCAGAATCACTTAAGTGTTCAACTGAATTAAATTCTTTCCATTGCTTTATAGACAAATAGTCTGGTATGTTTAATTGTATCTCCATAATGATAAATATGTATTAGGTTAAAAATCTCCTCGGTAAACAAAAAGTCCCCATTTCTGGAGACTAATTGCGGGTAGGAATAAAGGCTATGAAACGAAAAACCTACCCTCGGTCTAAATCTACTATTTATTCTTCATCTAATTCATCTTCATCTAATTCATCTTCATAATCATATTCTGTAATTTTAAATGGACGAGGTGTAATATCTAAATCAAACCAAATTGACTTACCACCTCCTCCATTGTGAGCAATTGAACTTGGCATAATACCTTTCTCCATCATATACCCAGCATCACTCTTAGTAATAAATGTTCCCTTAACTACTTTACCATCAATAAAATAACGGACAATGTTAAAATTCTTCTTTTTCATAACTTATTTATTTATTTGTTTTTATTAATACGTAAATATACGAACTTATTCTTCGTCCTCCAAACCTTCTGAACTATAATCTAAATCAGCTACAGCAACTTCAAATGGTTCTGCTGTTAATACGAATTCAACTAACATATCAATAACTGTATCCTCATCAAATTCAATACCAGCCCTATCACAAATATCCTCAAATATGTCCTCATCTGAATTTTCAATAAATCCAGCAACGTAATCGTTGTCAATATGGGTAATTTCAGGTTGGAAATCAAGCATACATTGTGCTGTAACTTCCTGTAAATCATTCAATAGATTTTGTTTGTTAGTAAAATCTGCTAACTCCTCGTTAATGTAATCGAATTTTGTCATAACTTATTTATTTATTTATACGTGAATATACGAACGAGGAGTTGGGTAGCCAACCCCTCGAACGCATTTCTTAACTTAAATGAAACACCTTAACTAATTTGGTTTTGCGAGTATAAAGAGTGTTGTTATAGGTATAGCTAAATGAATTCTTATATTTCTCCCATTCAACAGTACGACCATTCGGTAATTTGTCCATCTTATTCAATGCATCAATTGTAAACATTGATAAAGATTCTTTCTGACGATTGATAGCTCGTGTGTTGTAAGGCAATTCTTGAACTACACCTTCCATATCATATGATATGCCATATTGACCTCCTGGTTGGTCATTGTTCAAATCCCATAAATATACCTTTTTGTATGGTAATTGATCACCTAGTCTATCAAGTATATTTCTAAGTTGGACTACAGCATGTTTGGTGTCAACCATAGTCATAAATAAAGTGCTGTTAGCTGCTCTAGAAGCGGCGGGATTGAAGTCTTTGTTTTGCTTCCAAATACTTGGATCTAAATTTTGAAGTTGTACTTCTTCGAGTTGATTTCTTAATTCTTGATTCATAACATTTATTATTTAATTTATTGCACGTCTGCTTAGTTTATAGGCGTCCCTTTTTATTCTTTATTATGTGTGAATATACGAACTTATTTTTGCTTATCCAACCATTTGATTGGAAACTTCACAAACGGCTCTATGTAACTCTTCAAAATCAAACGTGGCTCCATACAATAAATCACCTTTATCTTGGATTGTTATGTCCACATCAACTACTTCTTCTCCCATAAAATCATACAAACCTAATGTATAACCTCCATTTGCAACCCAATCCATCCATACGGATAAAATCTGTTTACATACTTCGTTAACATTGTTATTCAACAACATTTCATTTTCTAAATTTCCTATTACTTTAAACATAACTTTATTTTTATTTGTTTTTATTAATACGTGAATATACGAAGGGGAAATGTGGTAACCACATCTCCCCGCATTCATCTTATGAACCTATAGATACTTGTAACTTACCTGTAAACTTACCCTCAGAAGTAACTTGTGGAGTAATGTTATCAAGATAACAACCGTGATATTTGATTTTCTTCTTAATATCAGAAGCAATACGACTTAACTGCTCAGCATCAAACTTACCATCTACTACAACCAACTTTTCCTTAGCTGTTGCTTCATAAACATATTGGGTTTTTGCTGGTTCTGTCTTACCGATGAATGTCATTGATGGTATTTTTGCCTCACCAGCAAATACAAATGATTTTCTCTTAAATATAGGTTTTTTGTCTACAAAAACATATTCAAATACTGGATATTCACCATTTGGAACATCAATGTTGTTATCATAATCCATTGATTCGGTTTCTTCATTGTAAACTCCAATACCATAATCAAGATCATCACTGTGGAAATATTTTTTCATAACTATTATTTTTTGGCTTCTCGCCGTTCTTATTAATACGTGAATATACGAACAATACCTCGGGTAACCACATGGATTACCATTTGTTTTTGTGTTTGTTTTTTCTCGTGTATTGTTTTTTACTACGATAAACATTTGGGCGTGTTGCCATTCTAATTTCCTGAAGTGTAACTACTATTGTTTTCATATCTTAAAAATTATATCCAAATTTACCATCAGCATACATTACTGTAACTACATCATAACCTGAAATCATTAAAGCAACATTTGATACTTTATCAACTAAAGCACTTGTCATCTCCATGTGACTACGAAACTTGTTTGTAATGTGGGGGAAATTAGCTTCGAATTTCTTATAATTATCACGTGTAATACGATACATACTTGTAATGTTAAGATCACTTGAATCCATTTGGTGACGTTTTGATAACATCTCTTCAGCGTGACTTGTAAACTTTAATTCTTGCTTTTTGTTGTTTTTGTTCTTACGTTTCATAACCTTTATTTTTAAAACCTTTATTTTTGGCTCTCGCCGTTCTTATTTATACGTGAATATACGAACAATATCTCGGGTAACCAAATATCCCCGCAATTACTTCAAAAAAAAGCCCCAGCAGAACGCTAGGGCTAAGAGGAAGAACAAGAAGAATATATAAACATCGGAAAATGGAGCAACTCTCCCTCATGTTAATACATATTTGAAACGGAACCACCGATATAAATTTTACTGCTACCTCCTACCTTACGTCTCGCTTCATTAGCTAACATAAGTGACATAACACAATCATCGAATAAACCAGATGGGGCATTAAATGTCATTGTACCTGTAGGTCCTATTTTATAACTATAGGCATTCAATTCATTGTATACGTGTGGGAAGAAATCCTTAGCAGGTAATTCTAAACTACCCTCCTGAATATCATATATTAAATTCCTAACACCTTCAGCTTTATTGCTATTAGTAGTAGTCCATGCTTTTAATTTGCGTACTTCCTTACTGAGCATTTCAAATACGGGTAACCCAGGTCCGTTAACCTCTGTGTAACCTCCTGTGATGCGATAGGGTCGTAATACATTGATGAATTGCTTTGCAATCTCAGCATAAGAGGAGCCATTGATTCTTTCAACTCTAACCACTCTTCCTGATTCATCCATAATGGTGAGTACAGAGTAATCATGTTGTAGGCCGAGATCAATCCCCGCATAATATCTTTTGTTTGATTGGTATTGAGTCCATCCATTTAAAATACATATTGCATCAACGCCACTGAACACATCATTACCCGATTCACTAAATTGAGCTAAATATTCTTGCTTGAATATCTCCGGTGGTAATGACTTACGTTGCTCCTCTATAAAATTGGCATCTATATGCGGGTTATCTACGGATACACCGCGGAACGAGATAAAGTCGCTACCTCCGGTGTTACCCTTTAGGTATGCGTTAAAGAACCAGTTTTTTGACTTCGGAGTGCTAATGATTAGACATTTTTTTCCTAAGGCTGACAATGTAGGATATATAGCTTCCTGCATTGCTATTTCTTTGATGAATGCTGCTTCATCTACAACCATATGGGAAAATGAAAACCCTCTTATACTATCATAACGCTCGGCACTTAAGAACTGTAATGTAGAACCATTAACGAACTCCAATGTCAAATCTGCTTTATTACTATGTTTAACTATTTTATGTGATGCATCTAATAATTCCTGAAATACTTTCTTTGATTGATTATAGATGGGGGATATCCAAGCACCCTTTTGTTTAGGTGATTGTAATAACCAATATAACATTAGGTTTTGTCCTAATAATGATTTACCGAACTGACGTCCTGTAGATACTACCCCAAATTTATGTTCACTAGTAGCAAATCCATCAATTATTGCTTTCTGTCCCTTGTGAGGTGTAAATAAAGTTATCTGCATTCTCTCTTGTTTCTCCTTTATATACTATCTCCATACCATCAAACACCAACCAATATGGTACTCTATCATGTATGGTAGCTAATATCTTATAATGTTTTTCCATACCCTGTTTCCTGTTCACCCCAACTCAATTCAATATTACCCTCTATCTTAGCCTCAATCTTATTAATATCATTACCTGTGTATTTAACGATTTGATCTATAGCACGTTGTCTGATTTTCTCATCATCACTGGTTAATAATCCGAATAGTGAATCCATAGCTGGGTCCAACATCTTATTTAGTTTAGCTCTCCAATGTTCCTCGTATTTAGCCTTTGCGTCAGCCCAATACTTAGAATATTGTTGTTCTGATTTATCATCGTAATGCTTTTTACAATATTTAATCCAATCCTTAAACAGTAATGTCTCACTAGAATGATATCTTAATTCAAGACATTTATCTATTCGTTCATCTACTTCAGTATGTGTTAATTTTATTCCCGCCATCTTGTATGTTGATTATATGTTACTCGTATGGTAATACATATACCACATATCGTTGTTTATTCTGCTACGATACGCTTGATTGATTCTAACCGATATTTTAGCAATGTTATTTGATG